CGCGGAAGTCGTCGAGACATTGAAACAACGCAGGGGCAGGCTCTCACGCGCCTACGCCGCGATGTTTCACGACTCCCCTCCGCTGATCCAGATGCTAGGCGATGGACTCAACGAGTCCGAGTGCTGGGATGCGGTCGAGCGCGCGGTGGAGACGAGAACGCAACTCGTCGAGCGCCCGGTGCCTGCTGGCATCGACGTCTAAACTTTGTAATGTCCCCGCCGCGCTCAATCTGAGCGCTGTTCTTCCACTTTTTTCACATGTCATCCTCCGCGTCGTTCGATCGCGACCCGCTCGCCGTCGTCGTGACGCTTGAGCACGCCGCCCAGGTGACCGAGGTCGATCTCGAACTCGCGGGCGAGATGATGCGCTCGACGATCCTCGAAAAGACCGCGCGGGGCGTGGACGTGGACGGCACGCCGTTCGCGCCGTATGCGCCGGCGTATGCGAAGAAGCGGACCAAGTCTGGCCGCAACGCGAAGGTCGATCTGCTGTGGTCCGGCAAGATGCTGCAGGCTCTTCGCATCGTGGTGAACCGCGCGCTGAACGAGGTCGCGCTCGTGATCTACGGCGAGGAATCCGTCCGCGCCGGAGCGCACGACTCCGGCGTCCCGGGACGCCTGCCCCGCCGGCACTGGCTCGGCGCCACGGTCGCCGATACCGAGCGAATCGCGAAGCTGCTGGAGCGGCTCGTGAGCAAGCGAGTAGGAGCACTCAAATGATGAACCCGATCCAGACCGGCGAGAGCTTCGCCGCGAAACTCGAAGGCTTGGCGCACGCGCTCGATAGCGCGCCGAAGACCGTCACCATCGAACTTCCTGCGGCGCTGGCCGCGGAAGCGCCGGCTCTGCTTCGCGCGGCCGCCAACGCCCTCAAGAACCTGCAGGCCTAACCCCGAAAACGCATGGCAGTTTCCGTATCGAGCGCCGCACGCGGCGCCGTCCTCGCACGCCTGGCCGACGCCGTCTACGGCTTCAACGCGAATCACGCCGACGCGGCAGCCGCAGGCGGAGCGCAGCCGATCGCGGTCAACTGGAACCCGGCGACGTCGAAGCAGCTCTTCCTGTCGTTCCTGTCTCCGGATGCGATCGAGGACACGACGGCATTCACGTTTCCGGTGGTATGCGTTTACTCGGCGCGTTCGGCCAGCACGAATCGCGCGAAGTACAACGTGTTCTCCGGCGAGGTCCACGTCTATGTGGACATCCATTGGGCATCGAAGTCCTCGGCCGCGCCGCGGGACTCGGAACGCGAAATGGACGCGATCGAAAACGCACTGATCGCGTGCTTCAACGCCCGCCCGGACTGGGCCGGCGACGACGTCGTGTACGGCGGCGATATTGAGCTGCAGCGGCTGCCGGTGACCAAGACATCCTCCAACTGGCGGCAGACGATTCGCGCCAGACTGACCCTCGAACTCGATTCCAACTAGGAGCCAAGCATGGCGAATTCCCTTTCCCGCAACGAGAAGTTGCTTCTGCTCGACCAGCCGGTCGATACGCACCTGACCGTCCCAAACTCATCGGGCGCCGCAAGTCTGACGATCGCGAACTACTGTCCGCACGTTTCGTACAAGACCACGCCGAACTCCGGGCTCCTGACATCCCGCTCAAAGACGGGCACGCGCACCGCGCGCCGTGGCGTCGCCGGGCGTTCGTATATTGGCTGGCAGGCCGCCATCGAAATGATCGGCGCGGCCTCGGCCGTCGCGCCGCCATCGAAGTCACTCTGGCGATCGCTGTTCGGCAACGCTGGCACCGCGGTAACCGGATCTGGTTCCGTTACCGGTGCGACGAACGCCTCGCCGATCGTCATCACGCAAGTCGGACACGGCAAGGCGACGGGCGACGTCGTCCGGATCGCTGCCGTCGGCGGCAACACCGCAGCCAACGGCGTTTGGGTCATCACGTCCCTCAGCGCCGATACGTATTCACTCGCGGGATCCACGGGCAACGCCGGGTACACGAGCGGCGGAACGGCGTCCTTCGTGGGAACGAAATACACGCTGACCGACGATCTGTTGACCTTCGTGGCTGCGCTCTTCCGCACGCCCTCGACACTGCAGCAACGGCTGAGCTACGGCAACGTGGTGACGTCCGCGACGATCAACCTCGGGCAGGACATCGCCGAGGCGCAGTTCAACGGCGAGGGCATCTACGAACTCGATAGCGACACGTTCGCGAGCGATTCAGCAGAGTTGCAGGCTGGCTTGACCGCGTTCCCGGCGGAACCGTCCGGCTCGCTGCCGGCGGACTCTGGCATCGTCGCGGGGTTCACGGGCCGAGCTGTCATCAACGGCGCCTCGTTCAGTGGCATCCGGGCCGCGACCTTGACGTTCGGGACCGCCGGTGAAGTCGTCAAGACAAACTTCGGCCGCTTCACGCCGGACGAACTCGAGGCCGATGAGCGCAACGTTTCGGTGAGTCTCGACCTGAACGACAAGGATACAGCGGCCATGCAGGCGCTCTATGCGGCTTTCAAGGCGAAGACGCCCATCGACACCATCCTGCAGATTGGCACCCAGCAGTACAACACCTGGGTCTTCCATGCGAAGGGCGTGCAGCTCGCGACGACGGAACTCGACGACAGCGCGCGGCGCTTCGTTCGCAAGTACGCCAACTGCCGCGCCACAGGGTCCACGCCCGGCGCTCTCGACGAAATCAAGCTGACGATCCTCTAACGCCATGAACTACGTCTCCACTATCACCAAGGATTCCGCGGCGCTGCCGGGAGTCCGGTTTACAGTGCGCGAGTTGAGCGAAGGTGCGAGGCGGCGTTTGCGCCGCGCAACGGCAGCATCGTTCGCGAAGCTCGCGGAAGTCGACTACCAGCGTGAGGACTTCCACGCGCGCCTTGCGGAGCGTCTGGACAAACCCGCCGATCAGATCAAGCTGGTCGAACTCACCCGCGACGAGCGGCGCGAGTTCGACGAGCTCAACGAAGCTGTCGATCTGATCCGGGATCTGGACATCAATCCGCTCTACTTCGAGGCGGGATTCGTCTCCGTTGAAGGTCTCACCATCAACGGCAACGCCAGTCCGGACGCCAAGACGCTCGTCGAGGACGGACCCGCGGCGCTGGTGCGCGAGATCACGCAAGCGATCCTCGCCGGATCCGCCCTGTCGGCGGGCGAGGAAGCAAATTTAGACTCGCCTTCCACTTCGAGCGCAGCCGTGGCTGGCGAAACGAACGATACAAGTGCGCAGCCTGCAAGCGCGCCGGCTGGTACGCCAGCCGCGACTGCAAGCGGGTGGGCCCTCAAGGACTGACGGGCAATAAACCCTGGCGCTGGACGCCGGACTACCGGACGACCAAAGGCGAGTCTTACACCGTCGATGGCGTCGAGTCCGCGGAGTGCCCGGTCTCCGCGATCACGTCGGAGTCGCTGGCCTGGCTCGAAGAGCACGGCGCGGCGGCGTGGTTGCGCGACGCCGGCGCGGCGGCGTACGGTGCCGACCTGGCGAGCTGGCCAGGTCGGGCGCTGGACGCCCACAAGTTGATCCAGATTGAGCAAGCGCGGCTCGACGCCGCGCGCGACGACGCGACGCGATAGACCACTCATGCAAGAAGTCGGCATCAAGTTTCGGATCCTATCCGAAGGGCAGCAACTCCTGGCGGCGATCAAGGCCGCCGTCACGGGGACGACGTCCGAAGTGCGTCAGGCCGACACCGCGCTGAAGGGCATGGATGCGGCAACCGTAGCCGTCACGCAAAGCGTCGCCAAGATGAGCAAGGAACTGGCGACTGCCAAGTCCGAACTCAAGGGTGTCGCGAGCGAAGCGGCGAAGGCGGCGCACGCGGCCGCCGACCACGAGCGCGCGCTCAAAAAGGCCGCGGCTGCCGCTGCCGAGGAAGCGCGATATGTCAAAGCTGCCGCTGCAGAAGCGGCCGCGTCAGCCGCGTCCCATGCCGGATTGAACAGCACGCTTGATGAACTGCGTGCTCGATTCGCGGCACTGAAGCAGCCCGCACAAGCCGTCGGCACGGAAGTCCATGCAGTGACCGAGGCCAGCGGTCACGCCTCGCTGGGCTTTCTGGACATCGCAGCCTCAACGCTCGGCGTCAACTCAACGATGCTCGTGGCCGGAGCGGCGATCGGTACTGTGGCGACCGTCCTGGTCTCTGCCGCGCAGGCCGGCTACGCCTTGGTCGATTCGCAAAGCGCCCTCGCCGAGGTCACTGCGAATCTCGCGGTTCGCACGGGTTTGACTGTCGGTCAGGTCGAGCGCCTGCAGGCGATGGGGCGGATCGCTGGCGTCGGCATCGAGGTCCTGGAGTCGTCGGCAGTCCTCCTCGGGTCGGCGCTAGAGGATAGCGGAGCCAAAGGCGACAAGCTTCGAAAGACGCTGCAGGGGCTCGGCATCGACAGCTCGACGGCGTCTGGTGGTGAGCGGGAGTATGGCGCCGTGCTGCTGGAAGTTTTAGGAAAGCTCGCGCAAGTCGAGGACTCGACCAAACGTGTCGCTCTCGCGAAGGAGCTGCTCGGCCGAAACGCAGCGAAGCAACTCGCGCCGTTGATCGCGGACTATGGCGAGTTGAATCGTGCGGTGCGCGCGCTGGGCGTCGGCTTCGACGACAACGTCGTGAAGGTGCTCGCCAAAGCTAACGACGAGATCGACAAGGCCGGGATCGCTTGGGACGAGTTCAAAAAGCAACTCGCGGCGAAGATCGCTCCGATCTATATCCCGATCATTCGCGTCGTCACGGACACCCTGACATCTAAGTCGAATCAGGAACAGGCGGTGCCTGATTCGATCGCTCTGGCCCGAGCCAGCGAAGCGAGTCGATTGCTTGATCCGGCTGCTGTAGGTGTTGGGGACTCTCGCCTTGACCCGCTACTGGACGCGCGAAGTAAGTCCCAGTTCCTCATCGGCCAGGACTTCGCCGCCGGGAAGGCGCGTGCCGAAGCCTATCGATCGCGGCGCTCAAATACGGAAGACGGGCTGAAGGACCGGCTGCGGGATGTGGACGCGGAGCGCGACAAGGTTCGGCGTGAGCTGCTGAGCGGGCTCGGGGGCACTCTAAGTTCAGGCTCCGCGGGCCTGCTGGAAGGCCAAATCTCGACGCTCGACAAAGAGGCGGCCTCGATTCAGTCGCGCCTCGACTCCATCAAGAAAACAGCGAAGGACTACGAGCACCAGGTCGCGGAGATCAAGAAACTCGAGCGCGAACTCGCGAGCCTGCAGTCCGAAGCTGAACTAAAGCCGTTTGGCGCCATTGGACAAATCGAACAACGCCGGCGCAACAAGGTCGACGAGATCAAGCGCGAACTCCCGGCCGGCGCGAAGCGCGACTCGCTGCTCGCGGACTTCAACCGCGCATTCGGCGAGGAGCTCGCCGCCGAGGCGCGCAAGATCTCGGATCAACAGCAGCAGATCCTCGACGCGTTCGAGAAGGTTGCGTTTCGCGGACGAAAGCCGGTCAACCTGCTCGGCGATGGATCCGGGCTCCGCGACGAGAAGCGCCAGTTTCAGGCCGACGACAAAATTCGCGACATCGAATCTGCAATCAAGCGCGCCGACATCGTCGATCAATCGAGCCGCACGGCCAAGCTCGCCGAGTTGCAGCTTGGACCCGGACGCGAGATCGAGGCCGCGCGCGCAGCAATCGGAATCCGCAAGCAACTCGTTCAGGAATTGTTCGACTTTGAGGTCGCGCAGGCGGCGCGGATCGAGGATGCCGAGGATCGGCGTGTCGCATTGGTGAAGGCCGAGCAAACACTGCGCAAGGAAACGCGCGACGCCGAACTCGACGGCGCGATCAAGCTGCTCGAACTCCAGAAGCAGCGGAGCGAGCAGTATCGCGAGGACGCTGGCCGCGTGTTCGACGCGCTTACCGCGAAGGGCGGCGGAGGCTTGCGCGAGATGCTGGGCGGCGTGGTCAAGCAGCAGGAACGCGCCATCTTCCAGAACATTTCCCAAGGTATCTTCCAGCGCGCTGGCGGCGCGCTGGGTAAGCTCGGCGAGGCGTCGGGACTTGGCGGGCTGCTGAAGGGCACCTTGTTCGATCCGCAGAACGCGGCGACTCCTGAAATCCGCTCACGCGACAAGAACACGAAGGCCGTCGAGAACCTCACCACCGCGATGACTGGCGGCGGGCTCTTGGGCCAGCTTTCCGGAGCTGGCACCACCGCGGGCGATCTACTCGGTAACCTCGGCAGCGGCGGCACAACGCCGCCATTCGCGAGCGGAAACGGCGGCGGCATCGGCGGCTTCCTGGGCCGTATCCTTGGTGGTGGCGGAAGCAGCGCCGGATCCAACAAGACGCTCGGCTCGTTCTTCGGCGGCCTCGGATCCACGCTCAGCGGTGGCTTGTTCCGTGGCCTCTCCGGAGGCGACTACTCGATCCAGGGCCCCGACGGCAGGACGACGACGGCATCGTCACTCGGCCTCACCTCCACGGCCGGTCGCGTCGGTAACGTCGTCGGATCCGCTGCGCTCGTCGGCGCTGGAGCCTACGGCATCTACTCAGGAATCAAGCAAGGCGGCGCGGCGGGGACGCTTTCCGCGATCCAGGGCGGGCTGTCGATCGCGTCCGCGATCCCGGGCCCGCAGCAGCCTTTCATCCAGGCGGCCGCGCTGGTGGCGGGCCTCTTCAAAGGCCTGCTGCCGGATCCGCGCCAGCAGCGCGAGAACGAGATCCGCGAGGAGCTGCAGAAGCGAAAGTACACCGCTCCGACGGCTATTGATCGCGTCGAGGATCGAGACGGCAACGCACTAGACTACGACATGAATGGCAACCTCCGCAAGGCGGGAGGCAGCACGGTTACCGTCGTCGTCAATGCGCTCGATACAAAGTCGTTCCTGGATCGATCGGCCGAGGTCGCGAGCGCTGTGACGAAAGCGCTGCGCGAAGGCAATGACGGCCTTCGCGTCGGCATTCAGAAGTCGGTCTTCGGAGTGGCCTAAAGTGGCCAGCTTCCCCGCCCTGCGCTCCGGTCAGGTCACGATGACGCCGTTGACGCGCGCCGTGGAGTTCCGGACGCAGGTCTACCGGTTCCGGAACGACAGCGAGCAACGTGTCGCCGAGCGCGGCGAGCGGGCGCGGTTCGTACTGACCTTCACGAACCTCGACGGATACGACGTTTCGAATCTACGGGAGTTCTGGCGGTCGATGAAGGGCGCGTTTGACGCGACCTGGGACGTCGAGATCGACGCCGTACTGTACGAGAGATGCGCGTTCGAGGACGACGCGTTTACAGCTACGGAGTCGAAGGCGGAGCGGTATTCCGTGGCGTTGAAGGTGGTTCAACTGTCCTGAGGGGCTTGGCTTTGAACTACAACTTCTATTGGCAAGCTCCGTTGAGCGACGGCTTGCGCGTGGTGACATTGCGTGTTTCTACTTGCATGAATTGAACTGTGCCCACTCTCTACTTCCCCCAGCTCAGCCCTGACGGCCACATGGTCGAGCGCGGAACCACGTTCGGCGACGCCTTCGAGACGTCACGGACGGACGGATCCGTGGCCGCTCGCACGGCGTGGGCGTGGCGCGGCGCAGGGCTCGACGGTTTCCCGACGACGGCGTTGGGGCGATGGACGTTTCCGTACGCATCGTTGACGGACGACGAACGAACTATCCTCGAAGACTTCTTTCGCGCGCGCCGTGGCCGCTACGAATCGTTCGCGCTGCTCGACCCGTACGGGAATCTCGTACCGTACAGCGACGTTTTCTCGAACGCGTCATGGGAAAAGAATTCCACGACGCCCGGCGCGGCGATCGCGGATCCGCGCGGCGGCGAGCGCGCCGTCTCTGTCGCTAGTTCCGGATCGAACGCGAATCTCGTGAGCACGATCATCCCGGATGGAGACGCATCCGGATTCGTGATCTGCGGATCCGTTTGGGTCAAAGCACCGGCGGCGCAGACGCTTTCGATCGGCTTCGTGGACAGCGGCTTCACGGTCCTTGGCAATCAGATCTGGGATCTTTCGGCGGACACGTGGCACCGGATTTGGTGCACGACGTTCCTTGCGACGAACAACTACGTCCGCCTGTTGATTGGCGGATTCTCGACGTGGAGCGGCCAGACGCTGCATCTCTTCGGTGCGCAGGCGGTCCCGTTGCCCGGGCCTGCGGCATACGTTCGGACGCCAGGCCGCGCAGGACTTCGGCGCAATGTCCGCTTCGACCAGGACGCGCTGGAGATCCGGACACTCGGACCGGACCAGCACGCCACGACGATCACGCTCGTTGAAACCTTCTGATGACCCAAGAACAACTGAAAGCGCAGGCGCCGAAGGGCTATCAAAAGCTGAAGGCCGACGGCTCGCATTCCGGGCACAACGAGCGAATTTGGTTCTCGCCGCATTGCCTCGTTCCGGATCAAAACGCGATCAAATCAGAAGGCGACCTGCTTTCAGCCGCATAGCGCGTCGCGACACGCGCAAAATCAAAACCCGATCAAATGCCGTTCACCATCCTCGAAGCGAAGGACCGCGTCCTCGCGCCGGTTCCGTTGCTGCTCGTCACGATCTCGTGGAAGAGCGGTCAGGTGCTGCGATTGTGCGGAAACAAGGAGGCGGGGGACGTCACCTATGGCGGGCAGACGTACCTCGCGCGGATCCTGAACGACTCGATCGCGGCTCAGCAGATCCTCAGCGAGCAGGGCATCGATCACGCGCCGTCGATGTCGCTCAAACTGGCCGACGCCGACAAGTGGATCTGGACGAACCATGAGCAGGCCCGCGGTTTCAAGGGCGCCCGCGTAGTCGCGCAGTTCGTGTTCTTCGACGCGATCGATGGGGAGTATTCGACCGACGCCTACACGAAGTTCGTCGGCTCTTGCGATCCTCCGACATGGGACGAGACCGTATTCGCCATCACCGCGCGGTCGCGAATGAACATGAGCGGGATCCAGTTCCCTCGAACCCGGATCCAGAAGCTGTGTCCGTGGACGTTTCCGCGCACGGCGGAAGAGCGCCAGGCGGCCGCGGACGATCCACGCTCGATCTTCTACCGGTGTGGATACTCGCCCGACGCGACGGGCGGCAACGCGCGCGGCACGCCAGTCGCCTTTGGCTACGGACCGCACACAACGTGCGACTACACGCAGTACGATTGCAGGTCGCGCGGCATGTACGCCACCGACGATTCGGCGCGCGTGTCGGGCCACTTCGGCGGCATTCAGTGGGCACCGGTCAGCACGCTGCAGTCGCGCAGCTATCGAGGTGATTGGGAAACGATTCAGAATCCCGGCAACGACGCACGCTACAACGACTTCGTTCCGCTGGTCTACGGCAAGGTGGCGACGGATCCGTCCGTCCTCAACGTTCCAGCGGACGCGAATTATACGAAGTGCGAGGTGCTGCTCTGCGATGGCGAGATCACCGATATCGAGCGCGTCATCGTCAACGACGTCGAGATTCCGCACACGTACGATGACACCGAGTTGCCGGGCGTCCCGCCGGGCGTGAGCAATCGCGCCGAGGCGTTGCGCATCGGCTGGTGGAAGACAGTGAATCGCGGGAAGCGCAGCGGCTCGCCGAACACCGACGCGTTGTTCGACGGGAGGGGTGATCCCTATGGCTCCCTGGCGGTGATCTCGATCACCGCACACAAGTACATCGCTCCCGCTGGATCCGCGCCGCGGGTGCGCGTCATTCTGACGGGGCCTAAGCTCCGGGTCTTCACTGACGGCGAAACATCGACACTCGAATCGACGCAGTCGCCGGCGTGGGTGGTCGCGGACATTCTGCAGCGGTCCGGATGGGAAGACACCGACATTGACTTCGAGAGCTTCGTCGCCGCCGCGGCGCACTGCGATGAAGCGATCGCCTACAAAGATCAGTTCCGTCGAGACGCGACACACGCACGTTTTACCGCGAATGTCTTGGTCCGACAGCGCAAGAGCGCGTCGGACCTCATTCGAGGCCTGCGGAACGCATCGCGGCTCAACCTGACGCAGGATTGGAGCGCTGGTGGGAAGCTGCAGCTATCGGTCCGCTCGACGCTCGCCCAAGAGCAGCCCGACGAAATCGAGGGTTCGAACTACGACACGGCGATTGAGTCGATGATGCCGGACGGCTCGGACGCGGACGGCCACGCCGCATTCCACTTCGACCAGTCCACGATCCTGAAAGACGAACCGATCGAGTTCACGCAGCGCAACGAAGCGAACCGGCTCGGCTTCGTCTTCCAAAACGCCGAGAACCGCTACAGCCAGGACTCCGTCGCGATCGCAGAGACCGAGGACATCGATCGCGTCGGTAGCGAGCAGGCCGGCAATGTCGCGGTGGAAGGCATCACTGACTGGGATCAGGCGCGGCGCATCATCGCGTCCCTCGAAGCCGAAGGCTTCCGCGGCAATCCACGCAACAACGCGTTCGACGAGCCCATCGGTGACACCGGTGGGACGATCCAGGTGAGCTTTTCCACCACCTTCCGTGCTGTCCATCTGAAGCCCGGCCAACTCGTCATCTTCAGCGACCAGCAGCACGGCATCGACAAGCAGGTCATGCGTGTTCTGCAGTTGCAGCCGTCCACCAACTTCGCCAAGATCCGCGTGACGCTCCAGTGGCACAACGACTACTGGTACCTGGACTCGTTCGGCCAGGCCGGCGCGCCGCGCTATCGCTCACCGCACCGCAATCCGAATCTGCGCGGCGTGTACTCGTGGTTGCCCCATAGCGACATTCCCACCACGGGCGACGCCTGGCGCGGCGACGATGACTGGGGCTTCCGCATCGAACAGTCCTATGAGCCGGGCGCGGATGGCTCGTCGATCGCGAAGATCAGGACGCGCGGCCATCATTCGATCAACAAGGTCCTGGCAACGAATCCGCCGTACGTGCCGCTGCAGGGCACGACCGCTTCCACCGGTGGCACAATCCCGGGCGGGCGGACCTACTACGTCGCGATCTGCGCGGGCGAGGATTTCCCTTCGACGCCAGACTACAACGGATACCAGACGGCTCCGAGCGAGCTCACCACTATCGCCGTTCCTGCCGGCACGGATACGAACACCGTCACTATGGATGGCATCGTCTGGGAAGATGAGGCGCGTCGAGCGTCGGTCTACATTGGCAGCGATCGCACCCGGCTGGTCCTGGTGCAGTACGTTACGCTCTTCGACAGCGGAGATGGGCCGTCGTCCGTAACGATTACGGCGCTTCCGCCTGCGACGTACGGGCCTCCGGATCTCGAATACGATCACCTCGAGTTCGAAGCCCGCGAGGTCATGCTCTCCGGCGTTTGGACGGCGAAGGTGACCGCGGTCACCAGCTCGTCGATCAGTGTCGAATTGCCAGACGGCGAAGTGATGGTGCCAGACGAATGGGCAGGGCGCGAACTGAGCGTGGTGGCCGTGGCGGCTGACTACGTCGGCGAGTACGGCGAAGAAGTCGGATGGGTACCGTTCGTCAACTTCCCGGTGACGGGCAACGACACCACCGGAACGCTCGATGTGTCCTGCGACCCGACGGCGTTGTGGACGGGCGGCACGCCATACTCCCTGCAACCGGGCGACGTCGTGTCCATGCGCTGCCGCTTCACAAGCGTCGGCGCTGGCTACGTCGAGGATCCGATGTTGGAGAACATCTTCCGCCCGGCCGGTCTCGCGGCCGACGCGCTCAAGAGCGGCATCGTGCGCTGGATCTTCGGCGCCGGACGCGACACGACGGCGACGGTCGCGAGCAACACGAGCACGCGGATCTACGGAGACTTCCCCGTTGTCGCGGACGTCACGTCTCGCGGCGTTGTACTCGCGTCCTCGATTGCGGCGACGGGCAAGTCAGCAGGCCCGATCGATAGCTGGGATCCCAACAACAGTGTCGACACTGTTATCGAGCTGCCGAATGTGGCCGGCAAGTCCTACTTCATCGTCGGCCTCACCGCGAACGCGCTCGGCGATCGTGCGAATCCGGCCAACTCGCCCTGGCGCGAGATCTACCTGCTCGGCGGTCCGGGAGCTGGGCAAGGGTCCCTCGGGCTCCAACTCACAGTCCAGGGGACGCTCGCGATCGGCAGCGATCTGGCTCCGCGGACGCAGCTCGCGCGGACCGTGCGCGCGGTGGGCGTGCGAGCGGAAGTGAAGCAGGCTCCAAGTGGCGACGATCTCGTCGCCGTGCTGAAGCTCGGCGCGACGGACTGGCTCACGCTCACGATCGCCGACGGCGACACGTTCGTCGAAGCAGATGCCGGTGCGATCGCGGGCGTCGCGGACATCGACGCCGCGACGAACATCCGTCTCGACGTAACCGCCGCGGGGACCACGTTTCCGGGCGCGGATCTGACTGTCTCGATCTACATCTGATGCCCATCTCGAAGCTCGATCCGCGATACACGATCGCGCTACGTGGCTTCGATGATCGCGGCGCGGCGGCCGCCCTGCACGCGGTCGCCGCCGACTCATGGAAGTGTTCAGGCGTGTTTCGCGACGCGGCTGACTTCGCCGTCGTGGTGCTCTACGACGCCGACAACTTTTACGAGCATCCTCGTCTCAAATACCTTCCTGACTTCGATTTCAGTGGCGTCACGCTCGCATTCGACGCGCTTTACGACGGCCTCCAGCAGCTCGACTCGGCGAAGTATGCCTCGATCGCGTGGGACGTGCTCAGCGTGATCCAGGCCGACGGAACGACGCGCACGCTGAAGCTGTCCGACTATGCGGGCGGCTCGCCCGTCTCGGGCACATACGACAAGGCTTCCACGACGATCACCGTTGCGGCGGATCCCGGCGGCGCGGTGATCTACGATCGCGTCACGATCTGGTACGGCAACTACGCGTTCGACAAGATCGCCGATGGCGGAGAGTCCGCCGTGGACGTGGCCAGCGCGCTCGAAGCCCAGATCAACGGCGTGAGTTGGGCCATCGGTGAGCAGGCCATCGAATGCACGCGCTCCGGCGCAGTGCTCACGATCCTCGCCGCGAAACCTGGCGCGGACGGAAACATGATCCGGCTGTACACGCAATCGAAGACGTCTACCCTCACGCTCTCGCCGACGACGGCGCAACTCACGGACGGATCGAGCGCCGCGACCTGGCACTACTCGCTCGACTTCTCGGCGATTTGGACGGCCAAGGGCTGGGGCTCCCCGCAGATTCGGCAGATGTGGCTCACCCTCGCGCCCGCGCTGGCAGATTCCGCGGCTTACGTGGACACCGAATTCGTTGCGGAGTTCTCGAACTGGACAGTCACCGGCTCGAACGCGGATCTCAAGGTCGCTGGTCCTGGATCCGTGCGGATCGGCTCGCGCGATGCGTGGGCGAGCTACAGCGGTGCGAGTTGGGCCGAAGAGGCCTCCGCCCAGGCCGGCGGGACGGGTTGGTTCCACCTAGGCTTCGCCAGGCGTGCATCGACCGTGGGCGACTCCGTCACGATCCAGTATCACTGCCAGTCCACGCACGACCTCTGGCTCGGAACGTCGCTCTATAGCGATCGCGGGAAATGGGGCGTAGTGCTCGACGGCGATACCGAAACGTCGCTCGACTGCTATATCGCCTCGGCGGTCCCCGTCGTCACGCGCCGCCAGGTGCGGTCCGGAGTCGCAGCAGGCGCCCACGCGGTCACACTTACGCTCCGGACGCATGCTTCGCCGTCGACGGGCGACTACGCCTACTTCGATTTCCTCGAGGCCGCTGTGCTCGCGGATCCACCGTCGGCTCCCGCTGTAACGACGACGGCCGCGCCGGCGTGCGATTACGGCACGGACCACAGCTACAAGCTGCCGCCCTCGCGAATTCTGTGGATGCTCGACGAGCTGGGCCTGCAGGGACCGATGAACGTATACGTCAGCGTGTTCTGGTGGAACCAACGCGTTCGTGCCGGCGCGACGTTCCCTACGGCAACCATCGACTTCTCGCAAACGACCTGGGCCAGTGGTAACGCGGCGTTTGTCGATATCGGCGGCCAACTGTTCGGCAAGAGCGTGTTTCCCGCCGACGACGCGGCGAGCATCGCGCAGCACTTCGCGTTCTACATCAACCAAACCAGCGTAGGTGTTTGGGCGAGCAGTTCAGGCGCGGTTCTCACGCTCACGCTACGCGCGGTCGGCAGCGCGTACAGCTTTTCGGTCTCCGCCTCGAAGGAAGAACCCGGGCCCGTCACCACCGCTCTGACTGTTGGCGGCGCTCTAACAGGCGGGACCTACGGAATCTGGATGGTCGATCCGTCCCAATCCCCGACGATTAACCGCGGCGCGCGCGAGTGGCTCGCGGATCTGCTCGCGGAATGCGCGACCAGGTCTCGCGCGATCACACTCGCGTATTCGATGGAATTGCTGAATCCGCCGGCGGACTGGGCCGCGCGCTACTGGAACGGGAATCCCGTCGAGACGGCCACTGGTTTCGGTTCGAACGTGACGACGCACTGTTCATTCGTCAGTGACGTTCTTGATTATCAGAAACGCGTGTTCATGGATACCGCGGACCTGATGGACGCCGCGGGCCTGCCGGTCGAATTACAGTGTGGCGAATTCGTCTGGTGGTACTTCAACAACGCGAGTCCACCGACGGCGGATCCGGGCGGGGACATGACGAAGGGGATGGCGTTCTACGACGCCGAGACCGCGGCGGCGGCCGTCACCGCGCTCGGACGCCCGCTCGTTCGATTCGCGTATCCGGATTCGGATCCGAGCGTGAACAGCTACGAGGACGCGGACTTCCTTCGCGATCGCCTGGACGCGCACATCCGCGCGATCCGGACGCACGTCAAGGCGACGTATCCGGGCGCGGTGATCGAGGTCCTGTTGCCGCTCGACGTGAACTACCCGTCGCAGTACGGACGCTACGATCTCGGCGGCGCGCTCAATCACTACATCCACACGGATCCGCGGCTGATGGATCCGTCGCTGGCGCCCGTCGATCGCATCAAGATCGAAGGCCTCGACTTCGGCGCGGGTAGCCGCGACGGCGACAAGGCGCGCTGGGCGATGCGATTTCCGCTCGATTTCGGCTCGTGGCCGCGAGCCGACGTCCGCTATCTCGTGCCCTGGTTCAACGGCGGCTGTCCGTGGCCTGCTGAGTATCTGCGAGCCGCGAACGAGCAGACGCCCGTCATCAACTTCTGGGCGTTCGACCATATCTGCCTGATGGGCTGGCCGGTCCCGCTCCCAGCCAATCCTTCCGACGCGAGGTTCCTATGAGACTCCTGATACTTTGCGCCACACTGGCCGCCAGCACAATCGCCGCCACCCGGGTGGCCGACACCCTCTACGACGGCTTGGGGAACCGGCTGAACGGCTCCTGCACGATTTCCTGGGCGAGTTTCGCGACCGCTAACGGACGTCCAGTGGCGGGCGGTTCCAAGGTGCTCACGATCCGCAGCGGAGTGTTGGACGTCACTCTAGAACCCACGGTCGGCGGGACGCCGAACGGCACGTTCTATCGTGTCCAGTGCACGTCGGCGGGCCTCGGAGCGTCCCCGGGTGAGTGGTGGGCCGTTCCGGACTCCGGCGCGAAACAGACCGTCGCCAACGTTCGCGTGACAATGGGCGGCGCGCAGCCGGATCCCGCCACGCCCTACACGCCAAACCGAGCGCTCAAGACAGACGGCGCCGGGCTTGTCGCTCCGGTCACCGGCACTCTCACCGACTGCGTACGCGTCGATGGCACTGCTGGCGAGTGCGGAAGCGGCGGATCTGGCGCTACGGGACCAGCGGGTCCGACCGGCCCACAGGGACCAACTGGCGCAACCGGCCCCGCAGGACCCACTGGTCCGGCGGGCCCGACGGGACCAGCCGGGGCGAACGGCGCGACAGGCGCGACGGGTCCCGCAGGGCCGACCGGAGCGACGGGTCCAGCAGGGAGTGGAACCGTGGCAGACCAGGTCGCAGATCGAGTCACCGTCGGTGGTGCTTCGGCGGCGGCCGTCACGGCGTCCGGCTGCAGCGTGTCGGGCGCGTCGAAGGATTCGCTCACGTGTAAGACCCTCGCCTCGACGGGCGAGGCGACGCAGTCCGGCGTGATCGATCTTGTCGCCAAAACGAGCCTCAAATACTACTCGCGCCAGGCGCCCGACAATCATACGACCAGCGTCGTCGAGATCGAACCGTCGGCGGCCGCCAGCGCGACCGGCCAGGTGAAGCGCGTGAAGACACGCACCACCGGCCAGACGGTCGCGTTCGGTGGTGGAAACGACACGAACACGACGCTGCTGGAGATGGAGTGGTACACGCCGTCCGGAGGTGGCGGCGGGACTGTGTATTGGAGCGAGGGATTTCGCACATATCGCACCACGGGAGGCCTGCTGATCCCGATGGGCGATTACTTCGATTCCGACGGCGTGTCCGTCGTCGATATCTCGAACAGCGGCGTCCTCGGGAAGCAATACGGCACGACGTTTTCGAAAAGCACAGGCACGCCAAAGGTGATACTCTCCGCGATCCTGCCGGTTGGATACGTTGCCGGAACGTTGCAGCTCCAATTGGTCACGAGAACCCATCCGCGGGCAGGCTACGGCGAGACATCGAACGCGAGTGGAAACGTGTATGTAGAAGCTCAGTCCGTGTGCCTGAGCGGAAGCGACAACGCGAACACGGACGGAGCGAACTCCGCGACGAACGCGACGATCACAATTTCGGGCGACCACAAGATCATCGTGACCACCGTCACAGTCCCGGACACGAGTTGCGCGGCCGGCGAGCAGATCCAGGTCCGGGTCCAGAGGATGCGGTCCGATGGATCCGATACATTTGCCAACACGTGGGTCTTGGTTAACGCCAGACTCACCGCACAGGCGGCGCCATGATGAGCAAGGCAATCGCCGTTGCGCTGATCGCTTCCGCCAGTCTCATGGCGCAGGCGTCTCGGACGCTCGTCGTGTACTCGTCGACCTCGTCGACGAGTTCCACGCTCGCAAATTACTACAAGACGGCCAGGTCGATCCCTGCCGGCAACATGTGCGCCGTGACGCCCCCGGACGATACGTCCAACGAGATCACCTTCGCGCAGTACACCGCGACGTTGCGGGATCCGATCAAGACGTGTATCGACACGGTCGGGCGCGACACGATCCTCTATGTCGTGATGGCGTGGGTCCGTCCACTGAAATTCAATCACCCAAACGGGCTCGTCTACTCGATCGATTCGTTCCTCGCGGACGCGTTCGATTCGATTTCGACGATCTATCCGACTCGCCCGCCAACCTACACGGCGTTCTCGCACCCGTACTACGTGGCGGCCAACACGGGGCCGTCACAATCGTTTCCGGCGTTCGTTTCGCTCGCGGACTGGCGAACCGCAAACCCGACGCAATACCTGTTCAGCGTCTGGCGGATCGACGGCGACTCCTCGGCACTGGCTCAAGGGCTGATCGACCAAGCGATCACGGCGGAGTCCGCGGGCGGGCCCGCAGGCAAGGTTTGCGCCGACACCGGCTACACGGACTACACCGTCGATCCCGAGGCCGACGGTCTGTCGTATTCGTACGGCACCTCGCCGATGGTGGACTGGGACATCTACCGGATCCTCACGGTGGCTTCCGCAGGCGGCTGGACTGGCGGGAGCGCGTACGACAACAAAGTCGTCGAGTTCGGCCAGTCCGGCGCGGCGAGCTGCTCGGGCGCGGCGTTCTTCGGCGGCTGGTACGGAGGCGCGGGATCACGCAACGGAACGTATTCGTGGGTGACCGGCGCGATTGGCGTCCACGTGGACTCCTACTCCATCGGCGATCTTCGAGCGCCGTACACCGGGGCGACCCCGCACGGCACGTGGGGGTATCAGGAACTCAAGGCAGGGCTTGCCGCTACGTCCGGCGTGGTCGCTGAGCCATACGTGCTCGGCAACACCCGCACCGGCCCGCTGTTCCGCAATCTCTTCGTCGAGCACGCGCGGATCGGCGACGCATTCTTGCGCAACACGGCGCTCGGTGTGCGATGGATGCTCGTCCAGGTAGGGGATCCGCTTTACCAGCCGTGGGGCTCGCCGCCACCGGCGCGACCGCCCAGCGTGCGAACTCGGGGCGCGATCGCCACCCGTGGAAAGGTGGCGACGCGATAAGCGCGGGCAACTCCCAGATGCAATAGATGCAATACCGGATGCAATAGACGGCGGCTCCAGGTGTGCGAAGGGAGTGCGATCTCCACGCAGGGCAAGGTGGCGACGCAAAAGCGACGCGGAGAGGTCCGATTCTCCAAATGCAATAGAACGCGCAATCCAGATTCAATAGACGGCGGCTCCGGGCTTCGGCCTGGGGCCGCATTTGTCGTTTCTGAGGGGTCACGAAAAGAGAAATCCATGAGGGAATGACTCCCCCATGGATCAGACGGCAGTCCGGTAGGAACGAAAGTAGTGGTCCGGCCCATCCAACTGGATTCCCGTTTTGTGGCGCTCTGCGCCACGCCCGTGCTGGTAGCCCTGGAGCTATCCAACGCGCGGCTATGGTAGGTATTCCTCGGGGCATAGATGCCCGGGAATTTCCGATCTTGCGTAGTGAACTCAAACTCGGCATAATCGATTCATGGCAGCCCTCACCTACACCGGAATTGGCGGATCCGAGAGCCAGCATCCGCACGGAATGAAGAGCGTCGACACCCTGCGCTCCGAGCTCGCCGCCGGCAAAGCGCCGAGCGGTCTTTACGGCGACTCGGTCGATGGCAAGAGCTTCACCGACGAGGAGTCGGCGGTGCTCGAAAGTCAGGGCGGATCGTGGTACCCCGACTGGAACGGTGGCACGAAGTACACCGTTATCGCCACTGGCGCCGCGCTGCGCAGACAGCAGCAGCTCGAATCCGAAGCCGCGGCGAGCGCTTGACGCTCCTCGAGCTCTACATTCTTCACGCCCCAACACTCGACGAGCCCCCGCTCGTCGAGGCCGTCATTGCGCGCGAGTTGAGCCGCCAGACCAAACGTCGGCGCGACATCGTGAAGCTCGCTCTGAGGCCGGAGGGCGAGGGTGGTGTCCGTGTGCTGACCTATCGCCAGATCGGCGCGATCCTTGGAATCAGCGGCGGTACGGTGCAGAGCACGTTGCGCGAGGCGATGGACTCGATCCGCAAGCACGCGCTCGGCCTGCCGCGCTACCACAACGCCGGGCGCCCGAAAGGCCGGGGATATGGGCGACGAATCCAGAAGAAGGAAGCATCAGGATATGCTTCCTCCTAAGGCCCGATAGAGCCCGATCTCTACTGGGAGCGCTTGCGCAGGTTTCGCTCCGTCATCCTCGCCGACCTGCGCCAGGTCGCGATGGCGTCAAGCAACGCCACAGCCAAAAACAATGAGACACCCGCCAGCGAATAGACGTAGCTTGCCCGCTCCAACATGACTATATAGTGTGTTTCGCGGGACCAAAGATCTCACGCAAATCTAGAAACTCACAGGTTTTTCTTCGCCCACCTCGTCGCGGCCGCCTTGGCCGCGATCTCCTTGCGCCGTTCTGGCGTCAGCTTAGCTGCGCGTGCTACCCCGCCTGCAAGGCCAGCGACGCGCGCACCCTCACTTCGCTCCGTATCGCTTAGCGCGGCAGCACGCGCTTTCCCGCCGAGGCTTCCCAGTGCCACGGCGTGTTTGTTCTTCTTCGCCACGTTCTTATCATAGCGCTATGACTAGCCCTTTTTTGTTGTAGTGATACGGGCATTTTATGCTTGACGTAGCGGTACAACAGGCACATAATCATCATGTAAGCAGTCGGGCGCGACACGAAACACGCGGAAGGAGAAAGACCAACGATGGCAACCGCATTTCAGAAATACGTGGCGGCGCTCACGACGCCCGAGCAGCGCGCGAAGCGCGACGCCGAAATCGCCCGGGCAATCGTCGCCGACGCCACCTACAAGGCCGCGATCACGAAGCCATACCGCGAGTCCTACGAGCGCGGCCTCCGCGAGCGGGAAGCTCGCCTAGCCGAGATTCGCGCAAAACAAGGACGGCGCCAGGGGTCCAGCCCTGACGCCGCGATTGTCGAGAGCGCAGCGCGAACCACACCCAACGACGAACACGAGGATACCGAACTCCGCTGCGCCGCGTGCGGCGGCGAAAACATCACGCTCGGCGCCCGCTACGGCGCCGACGAATTCGGCGTCGAGGACAGCGAGGACGGCGCTTGGTGCGCCGATTGCGCGGGTTTCGGTGAGTTCTACGAATTCGCACTCCCGGCGGCGACGCTCCGCCGGATTTATGAGGCGGTGGCGGCATGACGCGCGGCCTCTATCTCCTCACTCCCGTAGCCGGGTCGCCCATGTGGCGACTCCAAGGCCCGGACAACACGGATGTCTTCGTCGATTCGCTCGACGCCGGACTGGACGCTCTCTCGGTTCTCAAAATCGTTTCGGTAGAAATCACAGCCACGGGCCCCGCAGCGGACATCGTGGCAGTCGCGCTCGATGCGCGCGAACTCGTCACCTCGGAGGTGAACTAAATGGCATTCCAGAAATTTGCGCCGCTCATGAACATCGAGTACACGCTTCGCCTCGCGAGTGTCGAAGGCACTCCGAAGCAATCGCAGTTCGGCAAGGACCAGGTGCTGTTGCGTGTCGATGTCCTCGCGCCCGCCGACAAGGCGATAACGGACGCCTCGTGGTACAGCTATCCCTGGATCGTCGAGAAGTTGCAGCGCGCCGGCGTGCGCGCCGGTGAGCCATTCTCGTTCTGCAGCGCGCAGAACGGCAACAAGAATGAGTTGCGTATCAAGGCGAGCGGTGGCCAACCGCGCCCGGCGACGCCCGCCACAACGGACGGCGCGCCGCCCGTTTCCTGGGATGACCTCACCGATGAATCCGGACTCACCCAGGACCTGGCGGCGTCGGTGGCAATGGTCCGGCGGCAACGCGCGACCGCGCCGGCTGTTGTACCGATGGCCGCGCGTCCGGCGCCCGGCGCTCCGGGCCCGACCATCCACACCTTGGCCAGCCAGGCGCTCGCAGGTTGCCTGATCGCGGCGATCGACGCGTCCGCCAGCGCGATCGCGTACGCCAAGAAAAAGGGCGTCCCCTTCGAACCGACCAGCCAGGACATCCAAGGCCTCGCCTCCACGCTGTTCATCAACCTTTCGAAGATGGGCGGCGGCCTGGCCGCGATGTCGCCAAACGCCGAGCAGCAGCAGCTCGTGAACGGAGGTACGAAATGGGCTCAGTAGCCGCGAAGGTCGCCATCCACAAGCGTGAGAATCCACACCGCTATTGCCCGAAGTGCCTCTGGCGCACGGAAGGCGGGCCCTGCTGGCGCCACACGCCGCTTACTGCGGAGCAGCGCGCCGAGATCAAGTCGCTGGTACTGGACGAGGGCTACCGCCAGGCGGACGCTACGCGGATCGTCGCCGCTGGAGGCCTGGGATGAGCCTCAACGTGATCGACCTGATTGAGCACGCGCCGGACAACTACGAGGCCGAGCGCGATGAAAGGCCGGGGGACGAACTGTCCCCCTCTCAGCTCACGACCTACATGGAATGCCCGGCCCGTTGGGCATTCCGCAAGGTCTGGGGTATCGACGAGCCCGGCACTGTCGCCAGCGCGATGGGGCGCGCCGTTCACGAAGCGACCGGGCACGCGCACAACGTTCAGATCGCGAGCGGCGCGATCCTGCCGGCGGAGCACGCCGTCGATGTCTTCCGCGCAAGCTGGCGCGAAGAGTCGAAGGCCGTGCAGTTCACCGCCCGCCACGATCCCGACGAACTCCGCGAGCGCGGATCCGCGCTCGTCGCAAAGTACATGGCGGAGGTTGCGCCTTTCATTGACCCGGCGGGAGCCGAAGTCAAGCTGCCCGCGGGCGCGGAGATCGGAGGCGTCCGCGTCCGGGGACGCCTCGATCTCATCGAGTCGAACGGGCGGATCCGCGACACGAAAACGATCTGCCGGAAGCCCGGCGGGATGCTCACCGCGCATCGCGTCCAACTGACGATCTACGCGATGGCGATGCCCGGCGCGTCCGGCGCCATCGCGGTTGACTATCTCGTCAAGACGAAGAATAAGCCGCAGCTCGTGACGATTGAGGATCGCATCACGCACAGCGACGAGCTGCTCGCGACGACGCTGCTGCAGTCCGCGCAAAAGGGCATGCGCAGCGGCGTCTACCTGCCGAATCGCTGCGCGGATTCGTGCAACCGCCTCATGTGCGGATTCGCCGATCTCTGCGAGTCCGAGTACGGGGGGCGCGTACCGTTTTACCCGGAGGCCTCATGAGAAACATCCTGACAACGCGTGAACTCGCCGAGCAGCTCGCCCGCGAGGCCCGGTACGGTGCCTGGGAGCCCGCCGTCGAGCGGATCACCGCGGCACTCGACCAAGAGCGGCAAGCGGCCTGCGCCGCGTTCATGGACGCGTGGATCGCACGCGTCGGGGAGCGGATCCCCGTCGAGGACATCGCACTCCCGGAGGTGCACGCCGATGCCGCCTCCTGACCTCACGCCGTTCGACGACTTATATCGGCGCTCGAACGGTGCGCCGTGCGAGTGCGGGGATCCGGCGTGTCCGGTCCCCGTGTGGCTGCCGGAAAATATCACGGTATCGACGTGCGAACCCGACGGCTCGGTTCTCATCATCCGAGCCGACGGGTATCCCGTCGCGACATGGTCCAGAGGAGGCCGATCATGACCAACGACTACCGCAACGGCTACCAGGACGGCTTGGCGTGGATCCGCGCCGTCGTCGCGCTGATGGCCGCGACGTCGCGCTCCGCTGCGTCCCAAAACGCGGTGCATCGCGTGGAGTTGGACGCGGCGGCCGCCATGGCCGACGAAGTCGGCCGCCAGATCGACGAGCACGTCGCCGACTTTTTGAAACTAGCGAAGGGACGGGTAAACTGATGGACGCAGCCTCAATCGCCGCAGTCCTCTGGTTCGCACTCGTCAGGCCGCCGGCGTTCGTGCCGTCGGACCTCACGCGAATCGCAGAAGCTCGAGAACGTGAGCGCGCCCGGATCCGCGCCGCAATCGCACTTTCGCACGTCGTCTCGCCCGCCGAGGCCCGACTGCGGGCACTCATATTGTCCGAGCACGGCGGGAGCGGGCAATCGACCCGCAGTTACCAGAAGGAGAGTTCCAATGCTTCACATTAGAGAGTTCATTCGAGCGATCGACTCGCTTAATCGCAGCACGGCGCTGACCGTGCGATGGGGTCGGTACACGACCCACATCACCGGGCGCCGCGGGCGAGGCCCAGAGGCGACCTGGAGTGAAAATGCCGACGGCACGTGCGAGATTTCGAACAATCGGTTCCGTATCGTTTTCCCGCAGTTCGACGGACCCGACGGCGAGGCCGTGCCCGCCGCGTTCCTCCGCCCCATCTTCCGCTCGGCGGAAGAGCACGGCGCGCCCCCGGGCCTGCCGACGTTCCCGGGCGACTGGGCGCGTGTGGTTTCGTTCGAGCGGATCAAGTCCCCGCCGCCGGTCGAGGTCGAGGTCGATTTGAGCCAGCCACATGCCGTCGCGCTCCTAGGCGACGGGAACATCCGAATCGGATGCACGACGATGACCGCCGACGACTGGCTCGGCGCACCGGGCGCGGATTTGGCGGTGGCTCAGGGTATCGACGCGATCCAGGCGCACGCGTATCGTGAGATCGTCGAGCGCATGATGAAGGTGGGCCGCGAGTAATGGCTCAACTTAAGCGTCGGAGCATTCGACTCACGGCGTCGCGTGAAACCGTCTGTCTTGATCGCCACTCCCTCGCTATCCTCGACGCCGTAAGCGAGTGCCGAACCTCTCACGCAGTGAGACAATCCGCGTAGGCTTGGCGAGTCTCGAATTGCGTTCGGATGAGCGCGCCATGATCGCGGATCACTTCGCGCGACTATCCGAAAGCCCCCGGCTGTAAATCCGCCCGCTGGGCACGTTTCGGGAGTTGGAAGCGAACTCCCGAAAACGTGCAACTTGCCCCCCTCCAAACCCCGTGTAAGTCGTTGATTTGCCGTTCGGCAACGACCGCGAACTCCCGGATCTGGCTACTCTCGGGAGTTCGCCGTGCCACCTGAAATCAAAGACTTGCGGGCCCTATCAGACGAGGAGATCGAGGCGGAACTCGCCCGGCGCCGCGTCGCGGCGGGGCCCCCTCCCTCCCAAAAATCCCCACGCAAGAAAAAATCGCGCGAGGGCCCGAAGTACCTCGACGCCGACCAGCTCGTCTCGCTGTTCGGCGCGATCCGCTCGATGCCCGGAGTCGACGACTCGCGCCGTGCTCGCGACCTGGCGATCTTCGAACTCGGATTCGGACGAGGCTTGCGCGCTTGCGAAGTCGGCAAACTCCGCCTCGACAGCGTCATCAATGATCGCGGCTCGTGGCGTCTGCGCGTATCCAGAGCGAAGGGCTCGCGCGGCGGGGAGTATCTGCTGTCCGACCGCGAGTCCAAGGCGCTGCGGGGCTGGCTGCGCGTCCGCGGGAAGGATCCGGGCCCGCTGTTCCCGTCTCGCGTCCGGCGGCCGATCTCGACGGCCGCGCTCGACGACCTCATCAAGGCGTACGGCGGCGCGGCGGAACTCCCGCGCGAGCTGTGCCATTTCCACGTTCTAAGGCACTCCTGCGCGATGCGCCTGGTCAACGAACTTGACACCCCGATCGAGGAGGTCCAGGACCACCTCGGCCACGCCTCGATCAAGAACACGCAGATCTATTTTCAATTGAGCAACGCGCGCCGGCGGCGCAAGGACGAAAGGTTGAGGAGCAAATGGTGACGACAACGGACTGGACGGATGTTGTGATGTTCTTCGGATGCCTGATCTTGATCTTCGGCGAGGATCTCCTGGCCCTCGCCGGCATGGTACTGGCGCTGTTTCTAGAGAGGGGCCGGAAATGACGAGGTCATTCGTCTGGACGCGCTTCGACACGCTCGGCGTCGCGTTGCACGACTGCCCGTGGTGTCACGGCGGCGGCCTCCTCAATTCGCAGCCGTCGCTGAAATCGTTTTCATTCGGTGTCGGTGACGTGCTGGCCGTGAGCGACCAGGCGGAGCCCTGCTCCTGCGTTCTGCGCGAGATCTTCCGAGCCTGTTTCGAGAAGTTCCGAGAGATTGCGACAAGCGAGCGGCCAATCCGAGCGATCGGATGGTCTCGCAAAGACGAGGAATACATGGCCGACTTCCTCACTATCGCGAAACGAGCGCTGCGCGAAGATCTGCACCGCGTCTTCCGGATCCGCTTCTTACTTGGGGCTTCTGAAGAGGCGTGCATCGACCGCATGGACGGTGATCGCGGCGCGTTCTTTCACGCCGTCTCGCAGATCGAACTGCGCGTCGGCCGCGCGCTGCGCGAGACGCAGCCGTACGCGCTGTTTCCGATCGAAGAGTACTTCCGGCCAGCGAACGCGAAACGTTAACCGGCGATGAAAGGGCGAAGACCGGGCGAGGACTTACCGCTCGATCCCCAGCTCCAAAACTCCGCTCTCGTCGCCCAAGACCGCGAGAGCTTCGGGCCTCTACCCCCGCCGGGATACGCGCCGCTGCCGCCGCCGCCGCCCCGCCGGAGGCGAGGTCGAGTAGAGTCGAGTACTCGACTACGGAGCCCGAGTTCACGACTCTACTCGACTCACCACGAAAAAAGGCGAAAACGTCTCGGCGCGCCCCTTCTTCCTCTTGTTCCTTATATGCACGGCCCGATCGTACAACTGAGTTGGGCGAATCGTACAACTCAGTTGTACGATCTCACTCGCGCCGCGAGGCGAATGATCGTACAACTGACTGGTACGATCATTCGCCTTCCGTTCGCCCGGAATCGCCCAACGGAGTTGTATAGTTTTTCCTGATCCATACCCCCGCGTTTGCGGGGTGCTAGCGTGAGTGCAGTACTGGCAGTACTATGCTGCCGGTCATCTCCCGTTCCATGGAAGGAATAACCATGAAGAAGAAGACGACGATCCTCGTTCGCCTGGCGCTCCTCGCCGCTCTCGCCGTTTCGGCCGCCGCGCCGCCGGTCACCGCCACAGACTGGCCGATCCCGGCCTGTTGGCCAAACTGCCCCCGCTAGAGGAGGTCGCGAAGCCCGGCTAGTGCCCGTTCTGATCGCTCCCTGGCTTCGCTTGGATTGCCACTCTTGAGGTTCGCTGCCGGTGTTGGCACTGCTTCGCCGGCGGCGCTCAACGCCAGCGTCCAGTAACCGAAACAGATCATCGAAAGCACCATCCCAACGAGACTCATGGCTTGAGGATTGTCACTAACATTCACAGCTAGCAGCGACAAGGACTGGCCCCCAAAATATAGGCCCAAGGTCCTTCCATGCACCATAGTATTCGGTGCCTGATGAGCAGGATAGTGGGTCACAAAGGCCGCCAATGAGGCCACAGCAAGCGTCAGGGCCGTAACGATGACGCGCGGCACAAAGATCACTGCGCGCGTGAAGTGGGAGTGTGAATCGGTGGCGGTGAGCCAAACTGCTATGGAGGCCACAACGATTGCAACAATTACGACAACTGACCCAAAGCCCCCTACGCCGCGATAGTTGACCAGCATCCGTCTACGCAACTCGTCTGCGATCAGAATCCACAGAGCAGCAACCAAAAGTTGCCCGTAGGCCCAAACATAAACCGCTGTGTTCATAGAGAGCGCGGGAGCTGCGACAACAGCGACGCCCCCCAGCAGCAGGTCGACAAGTAAGTAAATAGCGAAAACCGGCAGGTGAATCCGACTTCGAACTAGCCTCCACAACACCGCGATGATCGCGATAATCTGGACCGCAGAAAGGGCCATCGCCATCATATAGTTCTCCGTTTGAAGGCCATTGAAAAATGTCCCGCAATGGGTGAAATTCGACGGCGCATGGACAGCAGGCCCAAACGATCGAGCACAAGAAGTGAGCGCAATACAGTTGAATAAAGGTGGTATTGAGCTTCTCTATTGACGAGACTTCCAAGGCGTTCAAACTCGCCCTTCTCGCGAATGTCCTTGAACTCCCGCCGAAGCACCACCCACGTTCTTTGAATCAATGTATTGACGATACGTGTCACCTGATCGCTATCGTATGAGGCCCGGCCGTCGCACCAAGCAGCAAGGCGGCGCATTTCGCGACTCGATATCACGAATTGGCGCGGGGCCTTGCCGTCTCGCGCACGCGCTGGCCTGACCAATCGTTCGACTTGTGCGCCCGTTCGAATTATTGAGCTGTCAATGGAGAGTTCGCCGCTCTCGGCCTTGAGCCCGGCGCGAATCTCATCCACCAAGTCTTCGCGTGCTGCAATGGCCAGTTCCTCGAGTTCCAGTACTCGTTTTAGTTTCTTCTGAGAAATCCGCGAACCCATCTGGACTTCGCGATCCTTAGAGGACAAGGCAATGTCCCCCGAGGTTTCCATGGACAACGGGTCGTTTTCCATTTGGAACCTTCCTCTATATGGTCTTAGTTACTCACTTTCGATCTCGTTCATCATGAATTGGACCAATTTAGTGTCGGTCCGTGACTTGCGAGGTTTCCTTATCCATCGCAGGAACTTCTTCGCAAGCATTAAGTCGTCGGCTGAGAGTGGCTCGGTCTCTTGAGATTCCTGTGCTGTTTCTTGAAGCCGAGGTTGCTGCACCCACCTGCGAACGGCTTCCTCCATCGCCTCGGTATCCTTCAGGCGCATAGCCACCGCAGTCTCTTTCAATCTCCAATGAAGAGACTCCGGAAGGTAGATGCTAGTCTTAACCTTCTCTTCAGTAGCCCTCAACGCATTTGCCCTCTTGACTCCGTGACGCCGTGGCGTTATAGTGGACAACAGGCACGATACGGAAGTCACTACAGCGTCACGATGTCAACAATACCACAATACGCCGGAGGGCGAAAGTCAAAGACGCCCAAGGGGCAAGGTACACAGCCTCGAAAGATCGGAGTCTTCGACAAGCAGGTCCGGATCACGTTAGCGACGTATACAGAGATGACGGCCGAGCGAGCCCGTATCCTGGCGACCGAGCGCGAGTATCCCAGTTTTGCCGCAATCATTGAGCGCGCGTGGGCAGTGTACAAGCTCTATCTTGCGAAGAAGGTGGCGCGATCGTGAGCACTGTTTTCACCCGAGCAGAGGCAACGACAACCCGCCTCG